GCTTGGTCCACCTGTGTTGGAAGACTTATACGCAAGGTCGCGGGAGTTACAGGGTCCGGCTGGCTAAAACTGAGCGCGGTGACGATTGCATTGTTTATATTTTGGGTGGCGGCAAGGATTGCGCCGGGGTTGTCCAACTGATTAAAGTACAGACGTATAGTGCTGAGCAACGACTCCATAAACTCGCGGTCATATTCAACCGGAGCACTGGGTAGGCGCGGGGCACGAAATAGCGGGTTACTCATGCTTACCTTCTGCCATCTGGTCGTACTTCAATACGAGGAACACCAAGCTGCCAAGCTGTGCCCAGCGTGTCGGAGCTAACTTTAAACGCCATCTGACGCCCGCGAATCCTGACATAGACCTGCTCAGTAAACTGCTGCACGTTGTACGTACGTTGTCCGGCGTAGCTGATGCTGCTTATGACCTCTGGGTTGTTTGAGTCGCCGTAGTTAGAGCCGGGGAACTGCCGGGGCCGAACTGTAAAATCCAGTGTAGGCGCGGTAACCGTGGAGCCGTCAAAGGTCACGTCAGGAATCAATCTCCAGACAAAGCCAAAGTTGTGCCCATCCCCAATGTCAAAATCAGCAGACTGTACATACGCAGTAATGGCCGAAGGTGGGTTGGTCGTGCCGTCATCCACGCCAGTCTCATGGTACACAAGCTGGTTTCCGTAGGTGGTCGCCATTGGCTCCGTACGTAGGGGGCTGTCCATCCAAGCAGTACGGGCTAAAGTGCCGTAGTACCAGACGCGCTCAAGGTAGTTGTACACAACGTACTTGTCAATGGTGGTGGAAGTAGACGAGCAGTAGTACCACCAAACCTCATTGAACCCCTCGTTTGTGCCAGCAAAAAACTGGGACGCCTGCGACATATTAATATCGTTGTAAACATAGGAGCGCAGCGTGCAGGGCAGCGTTTCAACGCGGCCAGAGTACATGTAAAACTTGTCCACGCCCATCCAGTAGACCACGTTGTTGGCCGAAGCCACTGCGTTCTGGCTAGCGATAGACAGGTTGTCGGCAAGAATCTGAAAACCCCAGACGTAGGGAGCGCCCAAATACTGCATGGAATACAGCGCAGCATCTGTCCAGACCAAAATCTCCTGCCGAGACTGTATAGCGGAAACGATCTGAGAGCCGTGGCTAAGCGTGTAGCTGCCCGCTTGATTGGTAACAGCCGGTGTCCACTGCGTATAGTCTTCTTGATCTGACCAGCGTATCAGCAACGGGTTTTGCGTGGCAGAGCCGTAATCGTTTACACCAAAACCAATGACAAAGCGCGAGGCATCCGACACCATAACAAAGTTACAAATGTCGGGAGTGTCTCCGGTAGTAAGCAGGGTGCCGCGATCAAAAATGTTTGGGTTGGCATTGACCGCCCAATAGTACAGCCCACCGCCACGAGGGTTAAAAATTAAGTCCTGCCCATAGTTGGACTGACTCCACAAACGAAGCTGAGTGCCAAAGCCAACACCAGCGGGTGCGGGCGAACCCCAACCCGTGCTTGTATATCCCGTGGTGATACCACCCCAGCCGCCAGCGCCCCAACCTACACTGGTTGTAGAAGTAGCAGAGCCGGTTGTAATTTGATATGCACCAACGGTAGCACCGCCGCCATTGCCAGTATCCGAAGCGTTTGCCGCAACGGTAGAGGTGATCGTGTAGACGTTATTGCTGGTGACGGCCACTACTTGATACTCTTTATTGAGCACGGTGGCGGTAATTCCTGTGGTCAAAGCAAAGGTTTGAGTTCCCGTGCCAGCGCCCGTTATGTCAATTGCTACGCCGCCTGAAGTCAAAGAGAGCTTGCATGAAGCAGTGGGCGTATCACTATTTACAACATAGTAGGTGGTAGCAATTGCCAGTCCTGCGGGGGCTGTGCCTGTTGTAAATAATTGGAGGGTTGTTCCGTTTGTAAGCGCAGTTGTAAAAGTAATTTTATCTGTAGCAGCACTTGCTGTGTATGTTTGTGTACTTAGCGCAATAGCGCCGCTGTATGTAACAAAATCCCCAGCTTGCGCTCCGTGCGCGGCATCGGTAACTGTGAGGGTAGTTGAGCCGTTGGTGGCTGCAAAAGTTACATCTCCAGCAGCGGTTGTGACGCGAAGGGGGGTAACGTCGTAAAACGTGCCGCCCGTGCTGTTTTGGATATAGAACTTGAGGTTTGTACCAACTCCTAGCAGGTTGTAGCTAGACAGCGTGATCCAGTTCCACAGCGACCGGCAAACGCCCCAGAACGAGCCCGTAGGAGGAGCCAGCGTAGCGTTGGAGGTGCCAGTGTCGGCAACCCAGCCGCCAATTTTCTCTGCCGAGCCCGAGCGAAAGCGCACCTTGTCGCTCTCAAACCAACCGCCTTCATTGGCGAGCGTGGTGGACTCTCGGTTTACACCGGGTCTGAACTGAAGTTTTTGGAGTGGCATGGTTCATTTTCCCACGTATCAGGCAAAAGGTCGAGTGCCTGCTTTGTCAATGATAAGCGCCTGTCTGCGTGGAGTTCCGTCCGGTGTGTTTGTCACGCTGATATGCGTCCAAGCATCAAACTCGCGGATGATTTGGTCAAAGGGTAAACCCGCAGCAATCACTGCGCGTACCACAGCATCAGGAGTCATCCCGGGAACACGTAAGTCTGCCGCGCAGCCAATTCTATGCTGGCTCGTGTCTTTGGAGCCAACGCTGTCGTTGACTTGTTTTGACCGGAAGGCGCTGTTGACCATGATTGGCTTGCCGTCCAGCGCAGTCTTTACCTGCTCCAAGAACTCAGCAAGTCGTTGTAGGTTGGCAGTCTCGGCTTCGTTTGGCGTGTTGTCAAACTCACGATGGCTGGTAGCGGTCAGTTCCGCAAGGGTGAAGTGGGGTGTCATTTCTTAGCCTTCATATCCATAATCTTTTCAAGTGTGCGGCCACCAAAGTAGAAGGACATGATGAGCATGCCCCACTGGCCCAGCAACTCCACATAGCGTTCATTGGTGTCTAGGTTGAACGCGCTCATCATTGCAAAGGTGGAATAAGCCAGCAAGATAAAAATAAGCGTCATGGGCCGGATGTTCTTGGACAACCATGAGTCACTGCCCATGTCGGCCTTCAGGCGGTCGGTCAGGTTGTTCTGCTCCGTCTTATACAAGTCAGTCTCATTTGCCATCTTGGCGAGTTCGCCCGACTGCGCCAGCGTTGCCAGTTCAAGCTGGGCCTTAGCCTTGGCTTCTGGATCGGGAATGAGCTTGTCGATGAGTTTGCCACCGACTTCTAATAGGGCTGTGAGGGGGAACATTACTGTTTACTCCTAGATAACATGGTTGCTGCGATTTGAAGCATGGCGCGGGTCTTCTCAAGGTCTTCAGGCTCTGATGCCCATCCAACGGTGATCTGCCCAACAAACCTTCCCGGTTCAGGTGGAACACTGATACGGCACGTATAGGTAACGCCCTTGGCGATGTACCACAAACCCATTTCCGACTGTGCTGACTTGTACTCGCTGCACGGAATCTCGTTTGCCATCAACTTAACGACATCAGAGTTGTTGCCTGCGTTCTGTGTAAACAGCCCTACGTCCAGCCCGTCGTTTGTTTTGTCCCTGCCATCCTTGGCGTAGGCCCGGTGCAGGATGCGTGTGCCAAACATTGAATTCACTTTAAACACCGCCACAATCAAAGCGCCGGACTGCTTGAACAAGTGGGCTGCTGCGTCTTCTACGCGGTCTTCGGCAATGGACGGAATCTTCTTGGACTCCTTGTACGCCCCTATCAACAACTCTTGGTTTGTATATACAAAGTAGCCAGCAAAGGTCAGCACAGCCATCAGCACCATCGCAAAGAGACGGAACGGGCTGCTGACATACGCCAGCACCTTGTCAATGATGTTTAAACGCTCATCGCTCATCTTTGCTGCCCAAGGATGCCGAAGCTAAAATACAAGATAGCGCCGACCAAGATAAAAAAGACAAGCGCCATCAGCGTAAGTTCAATCACCTCGTCCATCTCTTGTTTACGCTTGGCAGCAGCTTCTTTTTCACGCCGTGCATCATGGGCAGACTCGACATCCATTGCCGCTGCGCGGGACTTAATTTTGTTCCAGACATCTATCTTGCCGGACTGCATGAACAAAAGCTGCAACTCATCTTCAAACCGCTTGGCCTGATCCAACGCCATCTCAATTTGGATGGCAGTGCCCATTGATGACTTAGACTTCTTAGCCTGTACAACCGCTTTGGTCGCCGTTGACTTAGCATCGAAGTACTTGCCCAAAACGGGGCCGAGCGAGGACACATCGTCAACAGTCTTGCTGACCTTCTTGATGAGCGCAACCGCTGCCTGTATACCCGCTAGCGCTGTGAGGGGGTCAATCACTTTCGGCCTCCGCTACTTTCTTTGGTTCAGGCTTGTTCTTCTCCCGCCACTGCAAACACCAGACCAGCAAACGATCAGACGACCAACTCCACCTCACGCACTCAAATACGGGCGCAGGGGCTTGCGCCGTTGGGGGCGAAGGCGGCAGGGCATCCATACATGCTATGCCAATTACCAGCAAGTAATAACGACTCTGCCAGCCGCGCCAGCACCGCCGCTGTTATTACTCAGGCCCCCGCCGCCACCGCCGCCCGGCGCGGTTCCAGCGCCACCATTCCCAGAACTACTGCCCGTTCCACCCGCGCCGCCGTACACAGACGCACCGCCAGCCAAACTTCCGTCTGCGCCACCGCCGCCGCCGCCGCCGTAAAGAGCCGAAAAACCGGTCTGACCACCACTACCGCCGCCGCCCCCTACAAAATCGCATGAGGGCGATCCGGCGCTAGCTATAGAGCCAGCTGAGAGAGCTGAGCCGCCTTGGGCTTGGCTTCCAATTGCGTCTGCGCCACCACCACCAAACGCTTGAATTGTTGAACGGCCATTTGGTAACGCTGTTGTAAGTGGAACCGAAGAAGTGCCCCCTACTGATTTGGCAGCGCCGCCCGTGCCAACGGTAATAGAAACAGAAGAAGCCAAATAGGAAATTGGAACTGTGACTTCGTTGTATCCACCACCGCCACCGCCAGCGCCGTAACCACCGCCATTATAATTGCCGCCACCGCCTCCGCCGCCCCAAACTTGAATCAACGCCATAGTCTGGCCCCCGGACGGTTTAGTCCAAGTACCGCTAGAGTTAAATGTGGTCGTATCAACGGGGGGAACTCCCGTACCTGTAGAAGCCGCAGTGATCCGGCCTTTAGAGTCAACCGTGATATTTGCCGTTGTGTACGAACCCGCAGTTACAGCAGTATTGGACAAAGTGGTGGCGTTACCAACCGAAGTCACATCCCCCGTCAAGTTGGCATTTGTAACAACCGTTGCTGCGTTTCCTACAGACGTGACGCCCCCGGTAAGGTTGGCGTTTGTAGTGACGTTGCTTGCTGTAAACGCTGTGGCAGTGCCAGTGATGTTAGTTCCAACCAAAGCAGTTGGCGTTCCCAGAGCAGGTGTTACCAATGTGGGGCTAGTGCTCAAGACGGTGTTACCCGTGCCGGTAGAAGTGGTTACGCCCGTGCCACCATTGACAACTGGAAGGACGCCAGCAAACGCGGCTACTTCAACTTCACGGAAGTTGGTCCCGTCGCTAAAGACCATTATCTTTTTGCCAGCAGCTACCGCAACCCCTAGACCCGCTGCGGTTGTGTTGCCTTGCACCGTGGAGTTGTAGATCGTCGCCACATACGCAGTGGTGTTGTAGATGATGTAAGTCTTCTCCTGCGGCGGAGCATAGACGGCAAAGTTTGCTGTGGTTGTGGTGGTCAGTGCAATGACGGCATTTCGCGCTTGGTCAGCAGCACCGTCCAGCGCAGTAAAGGCTTGGGCGGCTGAGGTAACGGACACCGATATGTACCCGGCAATAGCCGCCTCAATCAGCGTTCCAAGGTTGGAGTTGGTCGTGGTGTTCCACGTACCGGCCTGTTCGCCAGCGCCAATCAGTTCGATACGCAGCGAGGGGGAGTAGGTGCTTGCCATAGGAGTCCTTTAGTTCGGGGTATTTTCGCAGGTTTACGGCGTACTGTCTTGGTTATTGCTTACCTTCGGCAAAGACATTGACAAATACTGTGCCATCTTCAAGCGCTTCAATCTCGTGCCACTCTGCCGCCGTCAGGTTTACTGGCTGAGTGTCTTTGGTCATCACCAACTCGCGGCCTTCTTTTCTGATGACGCAGCTACCGGCGTGGCACATAGTTAAATGTGCATAGGGGTGTTCGTGGCGTAAAAGTCCTTGACCTTTATCACAGTGGTATACATTTATCACTGCGCCGTCATAGATGACCATGTGCCGAAGTGGGGCTGGAATCATAGCGTCTGCGAGCCAGAAGTAGCTGGTTGATTGCTTGCAGCCGCTATTGCTGCTGCTGCAACCTCTGCTTCTTGTGCGGTTTTTGCTGCTTGCCATACATCAATTGCTGGCTGAAAAGCGTCAATTGCAGTTATGACGCGGTTTTCTACCATGCGGCCTGTTACAGGGTCTTTAATTTCAATCTCACCATGCGTTTCGTACCATTGCACGGCATGCACTGATGCGTCCATAAACGAAAGGTCAAGCCCACCAAAACCAATGCCATCAATGTTTACGGCGCCATCAGCAGGAATAATAGTTAGCCGCATCATTTCACCTCAATAAATTTTGTTGCTGGATTAGCATGCTGCAAAGTTGCCATCAAGACATGCTGCGAAGTCTCAGTTGATTTCACCATCTCATTGCGGAACGATTCTACTGCCGCACCCGTGCTGCGTTGCTGTTGACTGTTCTCAATCATCAACATAGGCATCCACGCCATAGAACAGCCGTACTCATCGACTTCCTCGCCCGTGTTTGGGTTGTTGCCGCGAATCTTCATAAACCACGCGCACTCAAGTTGACGGCACGGCTTGAATCCGTCCAGTGGGCAATTTGCTTTTACTTCAAGTTTCATGGCTAGTCTTTTGTTGCAATGATGACATCAACATACTGAACATTTAAGGTGATGGCGGTGGAAGTTGCCGTGCCTGATACTGTGTGAGTGTGTGAGTTGCCACTACCAGCAGAACCAGTGTTGAAATTACTGCCATTCCTGCCGCCAAAACCCAGAACGCTCCATGAGTTTGGACTTCCACAGCCGCCACTGTTAGTCAGGCCATACGGCTGAACAGAATCGTGAGTGTGACTTGCAAGCTGAGCAGTTGTCAGCGTTGTTGCTCCAGCGCTCAAGCCGCTGGTTGTAATTGTTGGTGTCTGGTTAGCAAACACAGTACTGAACGCCGTAGTGCCTCCAGACGACGCACTGCCAGAAACTACGCGAAGCGCTTTATCGTTGTGCGTTGTTGATTTTGTCCAACCTGTTGGTGCTGCGGTTTGAACAAACATCATTGCTGTGGTAGCGGGAAACGCACTAGGCGAAGCACCGTTAGACGCCGCAGTCAAGCGACCTTTGGAATCGACCGTGATTGAGGAGTACGTGTAGGAGCCAGCGGTTACTGCCGTGTTTGCAAGTGTTGTAGCATTACCAACGGATGTGACGTCTCCGGTTAAGTTGGCATTTGTGGTGACATTACTTGCCGTAAATGCTGTTGCCGTGCCAGTAATGTTTGTGCCGACCAATGCCGATGGGGTGCCCAACGCGGGGGTGGTCAAAGTTGGGCTGATAGAAAGAACATTACTGCCAGAACCTGTAGAGGTTGTAACACCTGTTCCGCCAGAAGCCACAGCAAGAGTTGCGGACAAACTTGCTGCGCTGCCTGTTGTGTTTTGGTTAAGAGTGGGAACATCACCCGCAACAATTGCAGCCATGACTACATCCGTACCATCGCCCCGAAGGTAATACCCGCTGGTCGTGGAACCAGCCAGTGCGTCC